AGGCAAGAGCGTTATACCACACTTTCTTTGCAAATATGGAAAAGACAGGGAAAAGGCGTATGAACTGTACTTTAGCGACAAAAGAACGAATTCACTAGAAAAGGCAATAGAGATGGAATGCTTACCAGAAATTATTAATGAAACAGGAAAAAGCACAAATATGCCATATTTGAGAGGAGGAGAATGTCCGCTTAGGGAAGTTTTGAAGGAAATATCACAAAGTAAAATATTTTAAAAAAAGCAGTCAAAAAAGATTTGTTGTGGTATTTAATGACTGCCCCTATATTTTTTACTCTGTCTTATTAATAACTGTGATATTGACTTTTTTAAAAAATATGCTATAATATAATCAAGTAAATTTCGATTATGTTCAAGCCCTCGTTGTTGGGCTTATTTTTTTTTGCTTTTTTTCCATTTTATAAATTTTATAGTCCAGAAAGTGCAGAATAAAATTATTATCGTTATTGATAATACCAGTTGTATTTTTTCATACATAATAGCTACCTCTTTCTATTTTTTTTAATTAAAGTGTAGAGAAAAGGCTAGAGGGTTTGGCAACCATAGCCCTGTTGTTCTTGTTTTTTCCGTCTTTATATTCTTTGTATATCATATATACAAATTGTAATATTGTACAGATACTGGCAAGTAGATGTATTTTTTCGATTACGTTCATTACCTTGAAACCTCCTTTCCATTCTCTACAGAATTATTATATTGTACTATTTTGAAGTTGTCAACACAAAAAATGTTCTCACAGTTATTAGATTTAGTTGTCATTGTCCTTATTTATATCCTAATCCAACGGCATACCGCCATTAGTATGAGTTAAGAATGATTTCCCGCCAATCTTAGCGTCTCCACTAACTTCCAAATCACCTTTAATGCTCACTGCTCCGCTTATATTTATAGAGCTGCCTTTTATACTAACTCCACTATCATTTATTGTTACAAGTGTTCCGCCATAAGCAATATAGAAGTCATTAGATATATTCTTTTCTGCGTCGCTTGTTATCTGCCCAATCACAATAGCATTATTTATATCGAATTTAGCACTGGAGTTCGGCTCACAATGTGTCGTGTTGGCAAAATGCCACTAAAACTTTGTCGTTTACAGATAATGGAGCGTTCATTTTACATTTGCTTCCCCAGAAAATTGGAGCAATTGGTATATTTTCAATCACTTCAACTTCATCGCGAGTTCCAAAAAGTTCAGGAATATCAAGCATTTGTATGCTGCAACTCATATTTGAGTTATCCACCTCTACAATTTTAGCTATTGCAAAAGTATTTAAATTGTCAAAACTTCCGTTTATCATATTTTCGATATGATCGCCTACTGTCTTTTTTCTCACTTCTTGCCTCCTATTCCATATTGCTTTACAATTCTGTCCCAGTCTTTTTCTTTTTTCTTCCACGACTTTTAATATTAGATTTTTTTGCTACCTTTTTTTAGTATCTTTAGATTTTTTATCTTTTCTGCTTTCTTTTTTGTTACTATTTTTATCCTTATTTTTTCCGCCTTTCTTTTTCTTTTTAGACGCCTTTTCATTCTTACTATTTTTACCTGTAACAATCTCAATTTCATTAGCCTTTTTAGTTTCTTCATCATCAAATTTAGTTTTAATTTCCAATTCTGTATAGGCATCTGTTTTAAAATTCATTACATGCTTACCTTTTGTAATAAGATATTCTCCTTTAATTTCAAGCTGTTCAAAAGCCTTTTTCAAATCAAGATTAATTTTAAATCCTTCCTGGAATCTGTGGTCGAATATCGCTTTCAAAGTATAAGTTCCGTCATTTTCCTTGACATCTTGAAATCTATTTGGGTCAAACTCCAAAACACCTCTATTTATCTTATCTCTTGGCTGAAATGTCACAACTCCGTTCGTTATAAAGAAAACGCTTTTTATATCTTTTGCCAGTTCCTTGAAAATATGCTTGACATTGTTATGTAGAGTTTTTCCATCCTTGTAGTCAATGTCTTTTCCAAATTCTATTGTCCCAGCCTTTAATTTATCCAGCTTTGATAAAATAAGTTTTATAATCGTACTTGCCTTAGTTCCTTTTCCAGCTTTCAAATTGATTTTTGTGTCTTTGTATTCATCGTTATAAGTGTTGCAAGTTACCTCAAATTTCTTATCAGCATTGTTCCAGCTGCCTTTCAGACTTTCTATAATACCTTTATAGATAACTCCAATATCCTTATTTTCACCATCATTCCAGTACCCAGCTTCGATAACTACTTCCACACCTTTTTTCAGTTTCTTTATCATCTCATCTGTTAAGTTATAGATAACAATTTTAGCAATATTAGTGCTTTCTGTAATATCAAACTCTGTTTCTATCTCGAAATCAGGCGATGAATCAACACCATTTTCAACTTGAAACCTCTCAAACTCGATATCTTCTGTTTCGCTTCCATTTTTTACTTTAAAAGTTACTTTTGCATATCTGTCCCACAAAATATAATAACTGCTGTTATTCTCGTTGCTCTGCATATTTTCTGTATTTTCAGCCATTAAACCACCACCATAATATCCTGTAATACTCCAGCTGTTTCTGTTGTAAATTCAACATCAAAGCCATTCAAATTGATTGGCAGAGCTATCATTTTAACGTTCGGAAATTCTTTGTACCTTCTTCTGCATATTAGAAATAAATCCTCATAAATGTTAATCCGTTGTCCAATATGCAAGTCCTCATTATCAGTCTTTATATCCAAATACCAAAGCCCGTTTATATTGTAAATGCCTAATGTTGTTACGAGTGTTTTTTCTCCATCATCAAGTAAGATTCTGTAACTACTTTTGCCATTTTTCTTATATGAAATATCAAAATTATATAGCTTCTTCACTTCATAACATCTCCCGTCCTTGTATCATTTGAATATCTTTCGCTCATTACGTCGCTTGGAATTTGCAATTCAGTCTCTTTATTTTGAATACTTGTTTCAGGAACATATACTCCTGTAGTTGTTTTTCCGTCTGTTGTAGTAAATTTAAGCAAGTTTATTTCTTTTAAATTTATCGATACTTTCATACTTGTGTAACTTTCATAATTTTCAGAATAGCTTACACTTGTAATTGCAAGAGGTGCATAAATCTTATCGAACTTGGTATACATAAACATTGTGTAATTTCTTTTTCTTGATTCTTTTAAAAGTTTTTCAAGTTCATCTTTCCATTCTTTACCATGCAAAATTACTTCGATTTTTAACGTATACGGATTTACAAACATATTTTCGTTAAAATTATCTTTCAAATACGACTTATACCCTGTTATTTCATTGTCTTGACTGTAATCGGTCGACAGAACCAAAAGAGGTATAGTGCCTAAAAATCCGTTAGGCTGAACACCAAAGTATTCTAAATACAGCTTTTCTAATTTATCTCTCATTGTTTCAAATTCAGTAAATTTTGTTTTTAGAAAATCCATTACTTGCATTCTATACCCCCTTTACACTATCCCTAATTTTTCAAGTTCACGTTTCAATTCCTGCAATGTTTCATCAGTTCCATTAACATTGAATACAAATTTATTGTTATTTGTAACAACTGCTCCTGCTTCTTTTGCACCGCCACGTGTATTTTTCTTAATAGATTTTAAGTTATTTAACATATCAAGAGTTGTCGTATTTCTCGCAACCATAGACCCGTTAGGCAGCCAAATAGCTTCATCTCCGTGTTCATCAATAGTGGTCATTCCACCGCCACCTTGAGCTTGAAAGTTATTAGTTCCAACTGCTTTGTGGAAATAATTATACACATTGGAAGTTTTAGGTAAATTTTTATTATGTTTAAATTGGGATTTAGCCAAAGAATTATTATAAGCGTTATTGTATGCTTTAAGTCCTCTATCAATTGTGTGTCCAGGCATACTATTTAGAATATTTTTACCCATTCCTACAACATTTCCACCAAATCCTTGTAAATGGCTACCTACACCACTCCAATTTAAATGAAGCAAATCATTAAATGCTCCTATTAAATTTTTAACCGCTCCAATAGCATTGTTTATAAATCCGATTATATTTGAAATAGCACCACCGACTACAGCCGATATTCCAGCCCAAATTCCATCTATAATGGCTCTTGCTGTTTCGTGTTCGCTATACAACCTAATCAAACCTGCTACAAGCATTCCAAATGGTCCACCAATAATAAGACCTACAACCAATTCAATATGATCTTTTATAAAATTCCATGATTCTTCGACAATCGCTTTCAGTTCAGGATTTTTATTCATCAAATCTGTAAAGCCTTGTCCTATTTGTTGCAATACACCTTGTATAATTCCATCAACTGTTGTGAATAATGCTTGAATTTGCATCCAGACTTCATTAACACCAGTTCTAAAAGTTTCATTTTTATTGTATAAATCTACTAACCAAAAACCTATAAGTATAATAGCTCCTATTATAATCATTGCAATAAAGACATATGGATTCATTGCGGCAGCGGCATTAAATGCATTCTGTGCAGCGGTTAAAGCCCACAAGATACCAACTCCAAATGCTAATCCTAAGAAAGCTCCGCCCCAAATTTTCACTTTTTCTTTATTTTCATCAACCCATTTGGACATTTCCTGAACTCTTTCGGTGAATTTATCTACATTTTCCTTAAACGATTCTAATTTCTGTTTCACTTCATCAGCAGTCATCCCCCATATTTTAGTCTTGTCCTTCGCATCGCTTGATTTTGTACTGAAACCAAATATTGCTCCAATAACAGCCATTATTAAATCTCCGATTGCTCCTAATGCAGAACCTAGACTTTGCAATGCCGATTCCCAAACTTTGCTCACATCAGCGTTTTCCTGTAAATAATCCTGCCATTGCTTAAACAGGTTAAATATCACAACTAATCCAACTGCCAGTAATCCATAAAGAACTAATTTAAATGAATTTGCTTTCGCAATCGCTTCCTTTATTCCTATGATAAACGGTCCAATACTTGCCTTTAATTTTTGAAAAACTAATTCTCCTACAACTAACGCTCCTAAAACAGAAACTAATTGCAACAGCCAAGGGGCTTTTTCAGCAACCATTCCTATTGCCTCAGCAATTCCCATAAATAACCCTGCGACTGGAACTAATAAAGGCTCTAATGAATCGAATACAGACGCAAACGTGCTTGACATTGTTCCCATTAAAGTTTCAACTGCTCCAGCACTTCCCTGCATCATAAACTTGCTTAATTTTTCAGTCGCTCCACTACTATTTTTTATTTCGTTTTGAAGTTTTTTTAAGTCTTCGATGCTTCCATTTAATAAAGTGTTTACTGCTCTTCCACCTTGTACTCCAAAAATAGATTTTAAAACTCCAGCCTTGTCAGCATTTCCCATTTTGTCAGTCACACCTTTTAGCCGTTCCAAAATAGAAGTCATATCTTGTAAATTTCCTTTTTCATCCGTAACTTTACCAATTAAACCTTCCAGTTTTCCACGCTTTTTAAAATCTTTCATACTTTCAAACATTTGATTCAATCCTGTTCCAGCTGTAGAACCCAACAACCCGTTATCATTCATTTTACCAAGCATTGCATAAACTGTTTCCATTGGGACTCCTAATGCTTTTCCAGAAGCCCCAACATATTTAAACCCTTCAGCAAGTCTTGGCAAATCTGCTGCAGTATTTTTAGATGTAACAGCTATCATATCTGTTACTTTTTGTGCTTCTTTTGCGGATAACTGATAAGAATTCATGTGCATTTTTACCATTTCAAGTGCTGGTGTGATATCCGAATTGAACGCTTGTGCTAAATTTGCAGCCGATGGAATAATTTCTTTCATCTCATCTTTTTTATCCCTAAAGTTGCTCCTGCATTTATAGCTTGTGCGACATCTAAATTATTAAATTTAGTCGCCCCACCAACTTGTTTTGCGAGTTTTCTGTACTCTTTTAAGTCAGTTCCATACCCACCTGTTTTGGCAGAAGCCCCACGCAACTCATAATCAGTCTGTCCGTATTCCTGTAACGCTTCCATTCCAGCCTGTGTAATAAAACTTCCTGCTTTATACAATGCTCCGTCACGAACTTTATTTAAAAGCCCCTTAACTCTTTTCATCGCACTATCAGCACCTTTTGCAACATTTCCAAGAGGATTTTTAACTGATTTTCCAACTGCTTCCTTTGCCTTGTTCAGCTCATCCATTTTTTTTTGGCTTCCTGTGTCTCTCTTTTAACATTATCCAGTCCGCTTTTTACATTTTTACCTGTTCCAAGCGACTTCATCATATCTTGTGCTGTTTTAAGCTGTGATTTTAATTGATTTCCTTGCGACTGCAAATGTTTCTGCATGTGCTGAATCTGTTTGTTGAAATTGTTTAAAGTAACTTTATCCAATGCCTTGGCTAGCCTTTCAGCTTCCTTTTGCATAGACTGTATCCATTGCTTTGCATTCTTGTCTTTTATTACAAATTCCAACTCATAAGTAACTCCTACTCCGCTAGCCATTTTTTCTTCCTTTCTTCATTTTCTTCTGTTCTCGCTCTTTTATCTTCTGTATTTCCGTATCATAGAAACACATCTTTAAAAATGTCTCAAATTCTTTTTCAGGAATATCGTTCTTGTTATATCTTTCTAAAAATTCAAATGAATTAAAACTTTTAAAATTGTCATTTAATTCAAGCTGAAATGCCAAGTTTTCGATTTCTGTTATATTTCCTAGCATTTCATCTTTGTTAATATACAACTTACCTTCGTAAAAAAAAGCTGGATTTTTATTTAAAGAAGGGATTTCTTACCACTTCCGATAGGAAAGCAGCTAATTCTGCAATTTCACTCGAAGGAAAATCTTCAATTTCAAATTTTGGAAGTAATTCATCGTTATAAAAATCGTTGACTACATCAGCGAATAGAAATACTCCTTTACCAGTTCCTGGATCAAGTTCCATTTTAGAATATTTCGATGCTTTTTTTGTTGTTGGATATTTACAAATTACTTCTTGTGCTTTCCTGTCCCAGTTAATCAAAGTATAACTAAATAATTGGTTAGGTCTTAATCCGCCTTGCTGTTTAAGTCTGTTTCTTTCAGCTTCATTTTTTCTTTCTTTTATTTCCTCCACCGTTTCTTCTGTTGTGATAGCTTCAATCGCTTTTGTTTCATTCTTGACTTCTTTATTTTGAACTGCTGCATTTTCATCGTTTTGAGTGATAGGCGGTAATCCTCCCATTTCTCTTGACATATTGATTGCTTTTAATTCTTCTTCTGTATATTTTCTTTTTTCTAAATTCATTTCACTTTCTCCTTATATTTCAATATATTAATTCAATATACTGTGATAGTTTTTACTGCAGTTATTTTTTGTTTTAATCAACCCACAAACTCTCTGCTTTCAGCTTCAAATTCCCAAGCCCTAGCTTCAGTACCACTTTCATTTGCATACTTCAACCCAGCTTTTTTCTTAAATGAAACACTGTTATAAATGTAAGTTTCGTTTGTATTTGTATCAGTAATTACCATAAACATCGGAAATAATCCTTTATTTGCTTTCCAAAGTTTGTGCAGTCTTTCCATTGTTTTATGTTCATCACTTCCATAAAGCAAACTCAACGTAATAGAGACGCTTTCATCTACTGATACATTTACCACTTTCTGCCCACAACTTGCAATCGTAGAGCTTGAGCTTTCTGCATTTGGATCATCTTCAAAACCATCTTCGTGTCTGCAAGTAATCGCATAAGGAATTCCTGCAGCAGTTAGTATGATTTTGACATTATCTACATTGTATTGTTTTGTTGACATATATCTTTACCTCCTTATTTATTAAAAATAATTTCTCCGTCTGTTGTAACAGCTCCTGTCAAATTCACTTTTCTAACACCGTTTAAATAAGTGACTCTTAAATCAAAATCAAATTTTCCTTCTCTAAGCGATTCTTGTGTAAAATCACTCACTGTTAAATGTCCTAAACTAATCTCTACTTCGTTGCCGTTCTTATCTTTTTGTGTTATTGTTCCAAAATAGCTTCCGGCACTATCTACCATGAACATTCCAGCACTAGCACCTTGTCTGCAACGTTCCTTAATGATTGAGTAAACCATCATTTTCCCTGTATCGTTTCCTGGTATTTTGTCTTTTCTCACTTGGAAAATTGTCAAATCTTTCTTTAATCCGTCTCTTAACGAAATTTCGATTAATTTCAATTCAATGAATTTTTTATTATCTGAATTAATCCCGTTCACAATATGAAAATATCCTTGTGTTGGTTTAGACAAATAATTCAATCCAGCGTCCCAGAATGCCTTTTGCTCTGTTTTTGTGAAGTTCTCCTGCACAAATCCATTAACTTGTGTAGAATGCACAATATAACTTCCCAAATCTTTATATCCTATCGTTCCACCAACCAATGCTCCAGTAAGCCAGTTTCCTTTTGCTAAGTTCTTAGCCCCTTCAATAACAAATGCTACATTATCAATATTATTATCTGTTTGTAGTGCCACGGCTTTGGCTGAATTTCCTAATTTTTCATAGTTTATAGCTATAAAGAACTGTTTATCCTTATCAGTTTTTGCATAAGCTATAATGCTGTCTATATAATTTTTCTCTGCAACTATATCCATATTAGTAATCCAGTTAGTAACCTCGAAAGCATCCTCATGATCCACGTAAGTTTTCATAAGTTCCGTAAACGTAGTTGCTGTATTATTTCCATACACTACAACGTTTAATGGAGTGTATGATTGTGAATAGGCACTTGCGATTAATTTATAAAAAATATGATTTTCATCTAGCCCGCTCACATTCAGTTCCAACAAATCCTTTGGCTCTGTAATATAAGTTGGCGATATTGCGAAGTCTTTTGTAAAAAACATCAGACTTCTGACATCATCATAAAATGCTCTGTTATTTTCTGATTTTATTTGTACATTATTCAATGTATTCAAATCATTTCTTTCTATTGCCATTATTCCTCCCTAAAATCTCTATTTATATAATGCTCTGCAAAATAGCTAAATTGCAGAACTTGTTTATAGTATTTTCTGCCCATAAAATTAAAAGGCGTTTCCTGTACCTTATATACTTTCCGTATCTTCCTTTGATGTTTTCTATCTTCAAAGTAATCATTTGTTGCGTCTGTATTAGCCAAAAACATATAAAGCATATCAAAGTCATAAAGTTTTTCTCTATTTTCCATTGTTAAAAGTACCTGTATTTCTTCATCATAACAATATTTATCATTTCCAAAAGGAATAGGACTTCCTGCATCTTCGATATACAGATTATAGAAAACAAGCGGAAATTTAAGTTTTTCATACTGTTCAGCAAGTATTTCGTCACGTTTTTCTTCGTTGATAACTTGATTTATGCCGAACTTTTTACAAAACTCTTTAATATCATTCACAACTTCTTTTCTAATTTCGCTTGTCATCTATATTCAGCTCCATTCTTAAAAACTCTCCATAATTTTCTTCAATATTGACTATTCTATAAATCACACCGTTATGTTTCAGTTTCATATTTTCAGAAATTTTAAAGTCGTCTGTCTTGTTTAGAATGTAGTACCCCTCTTTTTTATCTGATAAAAAACTTCCGTCCATACTTTGTGGAAATGATGAATTATGTTTTGGCGTTAATACAGCCATTTTTACAGTCTTTTCTGTTTTATTTTGAATTGGATTTCCTAAATCGTCAAATTCAGCTTCAGAATCTTCCAAATACACAGTTACATCATCAGAAAACTTCCTTATAACTTTCAAAACTTTCCTAATAGCTGCCCTAACCTTCCTGTCCACTATCCACCACCTCTCCCGACAATTCTTCCGCCATTAATCTTGGCGGCGATATTGCTTTTAAAATGCCCTGTTTCAATCATCGGATTATTAAATCCTTTTTTCTTAATTGTTGCAGGACTGTTTGCTGGACTTTTAATTCTTTCAATCATTGCTTTATATTTTGTACTTGCCTCTGTTCCGATTTTATTAGTCATCGCTTCAACGCTGAAACTACCGTTTATAATCTTTGCAACTCCTTCTTTGAAGTATCTCGCCGCCATTGGCTTAAACTGTTCAAAAGCCTTTTGATTATAATTCCATCCTGGAACTCCACGGCTAGATCCTGTATCAAGAACATTGGATAATCCAAAGGCATCAAATCCACCTTTAACACTATAATTGGTTACTGTTCCGACTTCAATTTTTTGCCTGTTCATCGCCAGCAACTTTTCCAGATTCTTGTTTTTTGGCTTCTCCTTTATTTTCAGTTTGCACGGCATTTTTATCACCCAACTCTATAATTTCGATATTAAGTTTTCTTTCTTCAATTTCCTCTTTTGCAATATTCATTCTGCGAGGTGTCAAATCAAGTTCATTATCGCCTTCTTTAAGTAATATATGATTTAATTTGACAAGCAGAATTTCTCCTTTTTCCTTGTTTTTAAAATTAAACATAATCCACTCCTTAAACTATTGATACAGTTGTTTCGTTTTCGTCGATTCCAAGCATTTTCAACAACTGTTTGTACATCATTAAATATTGATTGTTTCCACCTGTTTCCTCAATTACAATGTTAGATACCTGGACTTTCGTAAAATCAAAATCATCTAATGAAGTCAGCAAATATCCAAAAAGATATATTTTAAGCAATTTTTCTTTTTCGTTGCTATGTTTTTCTTCAGCGACTTTATAAAACTGCTCAACAACTCCTACATCAAAATCAGAAGTTTCAGGAATATATTTTTTCAGTTCTCCCAAAGTTTCGTCCGTCATTACTCATCAACTCTTTCGCCGACAAGTTTGTTTTCTGACAAAACTTCAAATTCAACTCCGGTTAATTCCAACTTATCACCAATTTCATATCTAACATCGTTGTATTTCAAAGGCGTTAAAGCTACTGCTTCAACAATAGCTTTTACCTCTTCTTTTTTATTCTCTTTTGCCATTCAATTCACCTACCCTACCGTTGCTATGAACATTGAATTTACAATATTAGGATTTGGAGCTACAACTGCTTCAACAACTACATTTACATTTCTAACAGCTGCTGCCTTTACTTCTTGCTCTACTTCCAAAGTTGCAAATGTCCCAGCAATATCTACAATTTCTCTATCACCTGCGATACCTAACATCTGGTCGGTTTTTGTTGGAGTTGGCCCATATTCCATTTTCCCTAATTGCCCATTTGGTATCAATGTAACAACATTGTTTGGAAATACTGGCTGAACTCTGCCTTTTACATTTATTTTCTCATCCCATATAACTATTGAAAGTCCTGCCATTTCTTCAATGATTCTTTTTTTATCGTCTTCTGTTATTAATACATTCGTTAATTTGTTGTACACGGCCTTAACATTAGCCTGATTTTTTAACATTGTATATGTTGCTTTATTCATCAATGCGATTTCAACAGTCCCCCCGTTTTCTTCAACAATTTCTTTCCAACGTATCAAATCTTCTAGAGGAGTTGCTGTCGCTGTATTCCAAGCATTTGTTCCGGCCAACGTTTCTTTATATTTGTTATCCAATTTATAATCAATCGTTTTTGCTCCTCCACCATTTTCATCTATAAAAGGAACTTTAGCAGTTGATAAAAATTGTGAAGCTGTGTACGTCGCTACTGCTCTTGCACTTGCCAAAAATCCAGTTTTGCCAGCAAACTGTCTATAAATCTGCTCTGAATAATTTTCAATAATGGCTGTGTCATTTGTATTCAAAATTTCAAGCAACTCTTTTCTCTGTCTTTCATTAAGTTTCAAACTTTCTCTAAAAAATTGCTTGTCCCCTTTTGTAGTTGTTTTTAATTCCCAGTCTCTTGCAAAAGGATCTACATCCAACTCGCTTCCTTGAAGAACTTTGACTACTCCTCCATTTACACTTCCTAATACACTGAAATCAAATGTATTTGAAAAAGTTGCAGGAAACATAGCTTCTACCAATGTATCTCCTTTAACCCCTGTATAGTATTTATTCAAACTTTTTGCATTTAATAAATCTGTTAAACTTAATGCCATTTTGTTACCTCCTATTATTTTCTATCTTTGTAAACATAAGTTATTTTTTCTGGTAATTCCGCTTTTGTTACAGTTATAGGTGTCTTATGTCCTTTTCCGACATCTATAAGTTTGTCTAAGTACGCAATCCCTTCGATACATATTGCCGCTGTTTCATTATCATTTCTAAAATTGAACTCTAAATCATGAAGCAATACACCTTCAGCCTTATCTCCAGCTGAAATCGGCACAACAAACGCTCCATTTTCTCTTAAATCCTCTCCGTTTTTAGCCTTTACTAACACTCCAGCAAGTAAATATTCTTTATTGGTATTAGTATCTTTATAAATCTGTTGCGTAAAATCAGATTTTAAAATTTTTACTTTTACATTCAAATTTTCTTTGTGCATTACTGTTCTTTTTAACATTTTAACCTCCTAAAATTTTGTCAAATCTGTTTCATTGTTTTTGTTTTTCTCAATCATTCTGTCAACAAAATCTTTTTCACCTTTCTTTTTATCTTTTGGATTGAATCCTCCATTTGTTATAGAGTTCTTTTTCAAGAAATCTGTTGTGAACTCTTTTTCTTTAGCCGCTACATTCTTAACCGCCAACTCAAGACTTTCAATTGTCATTTCTGGTGTAATTTGTACTAAATCGGCGAATTGTGGACTAATTTTTAACTCTGCTATCAACTCATTTTTTCTAGTCTTTAAAGTTGTTAGATTCAGTTGATTTCTAGCTTCGGCAAGTTCTTTTTCTAGTTTTTCTTTTTCCATATTCGCCAATTCTTCAGCAGTTTTACCATGCTTTTGAAATTCTTCAAGCTGTTTATTGCTATGTCCAAGCTGTGATTTTAAAGAATTAATTTCCTTATCTTTTTCAGCCTGTATTTTTTCAAAATTTTCAATTTTAGCTTTCAAATCATCAAGTGTTGGCTCATTGCCACCTGTACCAGCTCCATCTCCGTTGCCTTTGCCTTCTCCAGGCTCATCATAATACAATTCCATTTGTTTAAAATTTCTCATTTTCGTTTCTCCTTATTTTTTAGATTATTTGCTGTAACTCATAAATGATTTACAGTATTGATACTCTATAAATTTTTGAGATTTGACATCAAACGACTCATAAATGATCCGTAATCTTTCAACTCTCAAGAATTTTGGTTTATATCTTCAATTTCTTCTTTTGTTTCAGGAAAATAAACAGTAGCCCAACATCTGCATCCTGCTTCTTCCCCCGGAACTATTTCGGCATTATCCCAGTTATAAATTTGTCCATCTCTTGCTTCGTGTGTTGGTCTGACACGTTCGTCTCCCATTGTGTTCCACTCGAAATATTCGCTTTCGCTTGCGATTATTTCTTTTAAAAAGTCTTTGCAATAATTGCCTAGCATGTTTCTAGCTCTGAATTTAGCGTTATTTCTCAATTTATCTTTTAAATTATCTTTTTCTTTATTTTCTTCAACATAATTATTTAGATTGTTTTGCCATTCTTTTATCTCTTTTATTTGTTTTACAGCTATTTCTGTGTGCTTTTTTACATCTATATTTTTCGCCTTCTTAAATTTTTTCTCATAAGAAATGCTATAATTAACAAATATTTTCATCAAGTTTGAATAATCAATATCTGTTTTTTTGCCACTAAATATCGAAAATGCTGTTCGTTTAAAAAAAATAAATAACCTTTTCTCCACTTTATGATTCCATTTAAAATCTATCTTAATCATATAAACCACTCAAATCTTGTAAAGTGTCATCTGTCACTTTTTCTATTAATTTTTTAAGTTTATATTCTTCATCAATATCTTTCGCCTTGCTTATTACATCAAGAGCTAATGATAAAGTGGTTAATTTGGAACTCTTTTCATTTTCCATAAATGTATCAAAATATGTATAATCATTTTCAGTCAATTCATCAGAACTTCCTGACAATTCCAACGCAATTTTATCTGTTTCTAACAAACTTTTTATAAAATCCTCTCTAAAACTTGCCACTTTAGTTTTAAGTCCGTTGTTTTTTAATAAATAAGTTTCCTCACTGACATTTTGCGTCGCTGTATCTACGAGTAAATATTCAGGAAATAAATTTGATAACCTTTTTTCCAATCTCGCTATATCATTTTGCATTTCGCTAATTAACGGATTTGTTAATTCGATATATTTGAAACTAGCTTCCATTTCTTTTGAATTCTGAGTATTGATAATTCTTTTGTTTTTGTATCTAGCCTCTTCCAAAAGCTGTGCATTTTTCTTAATCTTTCCATTACTAGAATTAACATCTGCAAATTGTTTTACTCCGTTTGCGTGAAGCCAAGGGTCTCCGTGTATCCCAAATATTCTCCCAATGTAACTTTCAGTTTCATTGATTTTATCTATAATATTCAATGCTTCTATAATATTGCTATCATTTTTAAATTTTGAAACAGGAATTTTATTCAAAATAAAAGGTGTTTCAATTGTCTCGTTGTCTATTTTTTCGGTTCTTTTAACAGTTCCAGTATCAAGTTTTATATATTCTCTAGAATACTCTCTGCTTTGCTCTTCTCCGTTTTCATCGAAATAAACTTGTTCCCCTTCAACTTTAAATTTCTTAATTTCTCCAAAAACTTCCGTGTATTCGACATCGTCTACATTATGTAAAATATACCTAATTTGCTCATCTGGAGTTAATATAACTTCAACAAATACTTCTTCATTCAAATACATTTCTTTAGCAATCTTTTTACTGAAAGTAGTCATTTGATTAATTTCCCAAATTTCTTTTAGTTTATCGTTTTCTATTCCTAAATCTTTTAAAGCTGTATTTGATAGAGCCTTTACAATATCTCGAATCGGATTAAATATTTCCACAGTTCCTTCAAACAATCCTGGCATATTCTTACCCAAATTGGATTTACTATATTGTTCTCTGTCATAATAAGTTTTTACTCTCGTTCTCTCTTCTTTATTCATTAGCCCTCCTTTCTAATATAAATAAGCAATTCCGCCTTCATCTTTTTTCAAGCTATACAAAACATATCTTATCGCATCCATTACATCGTCATTTTCTTTAAGTGGTTCATCATTTTTACCCCAAACATACGAGTATATCTCGCTCTCAAATTTTCCTTTGAAGGCTTTCTTTGTAATTTTTAGCTTATTCCTTTTATACATAGCCCCAACCAAATCAATACCTTCTTTTACATCTTTTTTAGCATTTTCTGCATTTATCCCAAAATCTAAAAGTCCTTGCACATACTCAGCTCTAGCACTATCGCAAAATACTCTTGAGGCCCTATATTCTTTATATTTCTGTAAAATTAGCATTTTCCAATAATCAAAATATTTATGTTGCTTTGCTATTACTTCGACAATATAATAATTTTCTTCAAAATCCACTCCGATAACTACCAAAGTTCCGTAATGTTCGAATCCCCAGTCGATTCCAATGTAATATTCCTTTATTTCAATATTTTCTATGTCCTTAATTACATTTTCTTTTTCCGAAAAATCTGCAAATACAACTCCTTCTTGAGCTACCCACAATCCTAAAACATCTCTGTCATAAGTTGCTCCTCGCGGAGTTGTCTTTTTAATAGAATCCACATATTCCTTATTCAAAAATATATTGTCATCTAGTTTGAAATTGCTAACTAAAATATTTAATCTGCCATTTTCTAACCTATCTCCAGCATTATCAATATAATCTTTTTTAACAAAGTGAGCAGGATTGTCGGGATTCGTATCAATAAATATCTTAGCTCCTTCCCCAGATGTTCTTGAAAATGCTTCTGTTATGAAAGTTTGATGTAATGCTGTTGCCTCATTTATATAAGTGCCGTGAGAAGTCATCCCTCTCATTTTCTTCCAGCTATCCGCCTTTTCTCCACCAAATAAATAAACATTGTTTCCGAATAGCTTAAAACTTCCATCTTTTTTTGGCTTAAATTGTTTTCCCAACATAACTTCCCAGTCATTTAAAACATTCCGCCAAATACTTCCGCTTGTTGCTCCAATTACAATAAAATTAAGATTTTGATTAGCTAATGTTGCTATATGTGACAACATAAGAAAATTGTTCAAAAATGTTTTTCCACTTCTTTTCGCTCCTGTCAGAATTGTTATTCTTGGCTGTTCTTTATTAAATGCTTTCAATACTTCGTACTGTTTAGGGGTCAAATCATTCATCTTTTTCAACCTTTTCCGTTATATTTTTTAACAGTTCTATCATTTCGTTTTCTTTTTCTGAATCTTTATCATCGTTATTTTTAATTTTAGCCTTTTCAATTTCTAAACGTTCTTTCTGAATTTCTAAAGCATTTCTACTTAATTCATTATTTACAAGCTGTTCTTCTAACTCTGCTTGCCTATAATCAGAAATAACCCTAGCATTTACTTTTATATCTTTTTCAAATTCTTTTAGAAGTTCCAACTTTTGTTTAATCATTGACATTTCTTCTTTATCTGTAGTTTCAAGAATTCTAGTTTCCAGTTTTTCTTTTTCCTCGATTATCCTTTTTAACCTTTCGACTGCATTATTATATTTTTTTGTTGCAATTTCATTTAAAACTTTCTCACTTTGTTCTATCTGAATCTGTCTTACACTTTTTTTAATATCGTAATATTTAGTCTTTTTTATTCCGTGTTTTTCCGTGATTTCTTCTTTGGTTGTATTGTTAATTATGTCTAATTTTATCTGTGTTTCCTTATCGTTTGCACCAGTTTTGTTTTTGGTGCATTTTTTAGAATTTGGTGCATTTCCTTTTGGTGCAACTTTTTTTCTCCATTTTTCTCTTTTTTTCCAGCTGTTAATGGTATTTGCACTTACTTTATATTTTTTAGAAAGTTCTGTAACTCCTGCACCATTTTCAAATTCATTCCTGATTAATAATTTTATCATCTTTCATTTTTCTTTTACCTTTTTAGTTTTTAGGCAAAAAAAGAGCCGACTTATAAATAGACTATTCCTAATCTACATATAAATCGGCTCATTAACTTTCATAACTCTTGCCTTTATCCAATTGTATTTGTTTTTTTTCTTCTTATTACTTTTCCGCTATTGAAAATAATCGTCATCTCTTTTTCTCCTTTTTTGTTCATTTCTTCCAGTAATTCTACTATAAACAAAAAAAGATTTTTGTTACTTTCAATTTGTCTTATCTGCTCTTTAGTAAGCATTTTATCACCCCTTTATTATACCTTATTTTATCTATATTTTCAAGTATTTTGAATTATATTTTTATACTCTGATTGCAAAAAATACAATCAAATTTATTATTGTATAAATCAGCAGAATATTTAAAAACCAAAATACTAAAAAATACGCTACATCGTAAGGTGTATAATTAATTTTAGTTATTCCTCTTAATTTCTTTTTTACATCTTCAACTAAAGCGTATAAATAACTAACTAAAAAGAAAACTAAAAATATTGTAACTGCTGCACTTAAAATTCTTATTATTATTCCCATTTCTCCTCCTAATCTTTTTCTAATAAAAACGACTTTTCACGACTGTCATTTTTCTTTATAAATACTACATTTTTACACGTTATTACAGCCAAAACGACTTTCTGTGACTGAACTATGCTAATACTATTCCTTTTATTCCTACTGCTGCTAAAAATATTAAAGCACCTGAAATTAAAAGTGCCACATAAAGTGAAAGCCAGTAACCTGTTTTGTTTTTTGCCTCCTTGTATTCGTCGATAGCACCTTCAAGACAAACTATCATAAATACTATCGAAAATGCTATAACAGAAAGCGAAAATATCACTCCTGCCATTTTATATAATATTTCCATTATTTCTCCTCCTTAAATCCTTTAAAATGCCCTTTATATATTTTCTTCAATTCCTTAACTTCTTCATCCGTCTTTATTTCAAAAGGCTCTATATTCAGCTCTTTTAGTTTTGTCATTAATTTATTTCTTCCACCACCAACTCCGTGATCTACTCCTATATGCCACTCTGCTGATAACGGTAAATAACTATTTCCTATCCCTTTGTCATATTTGTAGCCTCCTAATGCTCCAGCACTTTTTGAAATATGTGACAGCTGTGCATTTGGTTTTCCTGTAATAACACATATTTTCTTTTTTAACATCCAGTACACCCAGTTCCTGTTTTCCTGTTGCCTGTATAGTTCGTGTATCTCTTGCCACATATCAATATCGTTCTGCAAAAAATAGTCAAATAAGAAATTAGTAAATGCCACAGCTTCAGTATTGCTCATTAATTTAAGTGCCAAGCTAAAAGTATCATTTAGTTTGATGAATAGCAACTGAATTTCATCGGTTACAAAATCCATTAAATCATTTGTGATTATATTGATTTTGCTTTCTTTTGTGTAATTCTTATCAATTATATTTCCAATTCTGTCTTTCAGCTTGCTTTCCATATTCTTGAAAGGCTCATATCCCTTTATATTCTTGCCACTGTGCCTGATATAAAGTTTTTTCAAGTCTTCCTTTGCCTTGTATAAAAAATAATCGGAAATGGCAGGCTTTTGCTTGCTAGTCTGCCAATTTATGTCTACACCTTTCAAATGATAGGCATAGCAGTCTATGAACCAGTATATTAATTTTTGGTTTTCCCTGCTCATTCTTTTAGACATCCAAGTTTCCTTTCCGCCAAGCGTGTCTAAAATTCATATATCCTACAAACCTTTTCTTTTTAGTTTCCTCGTTTGGCTCATATTCCTTGTCTGAATTTTGGATTTTCTGGCGACTTTTAACTATGTTGTTAATTGAATATCTGTCATATATCTTTGCCGCCTGATCCTGCGTTATTATTCCGTCTTCAACTAATATAAGACACATAACATACATATCTGGATTTTCAGCATTCCGTGTTTCCGGATATTCCTCTAAAATACTTCTAACTCTATTTTTCGCTAATCTTTTACCCATTATTCCTCCTAATTGAATAAGTTGCTGATTTCGTATCTGTAGCTTGTTCTTTTCTTTTGTTGATATAACTGTTTTCCCAGTTGTCTTGCTTCATCTATGCTTATACTTTTCTCATTCGTCATTTTGTAAAATTCATCAAAATTATGAATATCTATTGCATACGTCTCTGACAAATCCCTAAAGTTTAATATCATATACGCTTTTACATTATTTTTCTTTGCCTCAAGCCGCAAATTGTACAAAAACGTCTGCTGTTCATCAACTGTATTTTTGATATTAGAAAACGGCATTGACTTGCCTAAAAAGGACTTCAACTCAGCAAGGACAAGCAAGCCGTCCTTGAAAAGCAAAAAATCACATAAGTTTTTATTTTTGAATCTGATCATCTGTCCATTTACAGTTCCTGTTGTTCCGTCCTTGAATCTGTGCAAAAAGATTTCACTTGTATCTACGCTATTCTTAAAGTCATTTTCAAATCTCTTCCCTGCATTTATCGCCATTATTCAATTACCTCTGCTTCCTGAACAGTTGTAAGTGTTGCTCCATATATGCCGTCTTTTCCGCTTTTTATAACCGTTATTTTCCCCTCGTTAATAAACTACTATTCTTGTACACTCCTTAGCCTGTATCTTAGTGTTCAACTGAATATCACGTGCTTGGTAGTAATACGGCTCATTCTTTTTTACAAATTCAAAAACCTTGTTCTCTTTTCTTGCTTTTTCCTTTTCCTCACGGCTTTGTTTCTTGCTCTCTGCAACACTAAATGATTTTGCTGGAGAAATTTATTGGCTGTTGCTCTTTTTCTTTGTTCACGGTTTCCTGTGTCGCTTTAGTGGCTTTATATTCAATCTTGCATGTCCCATATTGCCCTTTTTCAATTCTTTCGATTGTACGATTGATTTTAAATTTAATCATTCTTATGATTTTTTCAATCATTTCAGTTTTAAAGATTTTAGTATTATCAACTAAGCCTTTAATAACATTTTTTATCATTTTAACTTTGTTTATTTGTAAAACTACAACAAAGCAGTCCGCTATTTCTTCAATCAAGTTTTGCTCATCCTTGTAAAATGTTTTTCTGTAATTTCTATATGCTGTTTGTAGCTCTTCAATTTCTTCATACAACTTCAGCAATTGCGGCTCTGCTCCGAAAAATCTTTTTATTTTTACAAGTTTTTCTCTGTCTTCTCTATTCAAAAGCAATTCCTTTGGATTTTCTCCAAACAACTTTTCTGAATTTATTTTTTTGATAATATTTCTTGAGATTTCGTCAAGTTTATTCATATCATCAATGTCTGTTATTTCAAGCATTTCATTCAATCTTGCACAATATTCAGATTCTATTACATTTTCCTTTTGTGAATCCGTTAAAAAGTTGTTGTATATAATTCCTGAAATTTTATCATTTGCAAACTCAATATTTAATTTTAAATCACTTCTCTTGAATACAAACTGAACTTTCTTGTCTTCCACATTCTTTTTAATTAATTTTGCATTTTCTAAATTGTATGCTCCTTTACAGCTGTTTATCATATAGTCTACTACGTTGTTTCCTAACATTTTATTTCCTCCTGATTTTATATATTTAAAAAACAATCCGAAAGTTTATATGCCCACCTCTCGGTTTATAGTTAATCGTCTCGTTTTTTCTCAAATCTCTTATTTTAGTGCGAACGGCTACTTCGCTTCTGCCCAAAGTTCTAGCTATTTCTTTTGCTGTTCGTTCTTTATAATTTTCTCTTATATAATCAAATTCTTCTTTTGTCCAGATTTTTCTTGAATTTTTAAAAATAAATCTGTTATTGTCACAACTTCCAGTTTCCTCCCTTATTATATTTCTTACTGTATACTTGCTTCTCTTGAGTTTGTGGGCTATTGTGACATAGTGTAAGTGTTCTTTTTCAAACATTTTTACTATTTTCTTTTTTTCTTCTAAGTTTATTTTTTTCTTTTTCTATGATTTTTTAAATACTTGTAGCTGATAGAATCCACTCTACTTTTCTTTATCTCTAAGATTTTTCCTGTTTCATAAGCATTAAGATTTTCATAATAGAAAAGATACTCTATGTCCTTTATTTCACCTAAAGTCACATCCTTTTTACATTTTTCCATTTGTTCCTCCTAATATAATTCCTCAAAATCTTTTTTGTATAAATCTTTTCTCCGACTTTCCCAGCTATAAATATATGTTTTGCATTTGCTGCGGATTCTGTCCAATAATTTATCACTGCCGTTTATGTTGAAAAAACTTGATAATTGCTTAGCATCTAAATTTGTGTTTATTATTAGCGGCTTATTGTTCTCGTAAATGAAGTTCAAAATCATAAACATTTTTTCTTTTCCTCAGTCACTTAAAAATTCATTTCCCAGGTCATCAAAAATTATCAATTCCGCTTTGGATAATCTGCTGAATAAAAAATCGTCATT